CAAAAGTATCTTTTTCGACGACAATCGTCGGAGTTGATACATTGCAGACGGTAATCGCTTTAAGTTTGTCGGTAACAATATCATGCCCATTCAGCGTAGTTTCCACCCACGCAGATACGGTATGTACACCGCTTGTGACAGCAATGTTTTGCCGGATAATACCACTGGCATTATCAATTGCTGTCGGTGTGTCATTGTCGATCTGCCATTTCAGCGTCTTGCTGCCCGTGCCGCCAACTGTGATTGCAACGGAAACATTGCCAGCAGAGTAATAGGCAATCGCCGGGAGATTCCACGTGACCTTATACTTTGTAAGAGTGATTGTCCATGTTTTGGTTTGCCGAACCTGTCTGTCTCCGCCAGTAAAAATCAGCTCAGCGACAATGGTGTTTGTACCCTCTGTAAGCCATTCCGATACGTCTCTGCTGATTACATTGCCCTCACCCTGCTGTACATCATCGGCTTCCCGCAGTCTTAATCTACCATTGACATACCAGTTCAGCGTGGCGTCGGTCTCGTAGGGCTGTCCGTTCTGTTTCGCGGCCCACCAAAACGAAATGATACCGTCTGTGGCTTTCGTTTCATCAGATACGGTGTATCTTGTCGTTTTGGCTCCGTTGATTTCCGTGGTGTTATTTACGACAATGGAGTACCATTCTCCGCTGCCGCCACCGCCGCCGCCTTCGATTGTAACACCATTACCAATCCTGTTGCCGGAACTGTCTGTCAGGAATAGCTTGTAATCATCGTCTGCGTTGTATTCAAGGTCAGCCGGGATAGTGTCAATCACGTCCCCGCCAATCTCTTTCACGGCGTCATTCAAAGCGTTTACGGCGTCGTTTAACAAATCAACGTCATCTTTGATTGTATCGACACGAGATGCAAGCGTTTTATCTTGGCCGACAGAGAACCACTCGCCATTGCGGTAAATTTTATGGGAGTACGCGCCGTTGGTTAGGATGTAATAGTCAACGCCTTCTTCCCCGGCTGCAGGCGTTCCGCCTTCGTCAATGACAATGGCCGTACTGCCACCGCCGCCAAGCTGTTCCCAGCACTCGTCTTCTTCTTTTCCTTCAACAGGCAGATAGATGTACTTGTCATGCCCACCCTTTGTGTTCGGCACGCAATAAACTGTTTTCTCGTGAATGTCCTGCCCGGTCGGCAGCTCCGTCACATAGACAATTGCCAGTTTATCTTCTGTCAACGCTCCGACGCGTTCTTCCGTGGCCAATATTTTTCCATTGGCATACACATCACCGGAAAACTTTGCGGCACCGTTGTCATTTGTCAGGATACTTGTCTTGTTTGCCAGCGTGGTTGTCGTGGTTTCCAGCGTGTCTGTCCTGCCGTCGAGGGCGTCCGTCAGGTCAGTAACGTAACCCTCTGTGGCTAACTTATTTCCAGCTGCGTAAACGTTACCGGAGAACTTCGCGGCTCCGTTATCGTTCGTCAGGATTGCAGTTTTATCTTCAAGGTCGTCCACATCTTCCGAAACTGCATCAACTGATTCATCCGTCGCCAGCTTCTTTCCACCGGCATAAACATTACCGGAGAATTTCGCATCGCCTTCATCATTTGTCATGATGCTGGTTTTCCCCTCAAGTTCCTCTGTCCTGTCTTCGAGCCCGGTGCTATGACTGTCAACATACTCCACTGTTGCGAGTTCTTTCCCATTGGCGTATACATTTCCAGCAAAATTTGGCGAAGCATATAACCCGTATATGATACCGCAGTGAACATGCGTATCCTGTGCACCATTTACACGTACAGACACCTTGATTTTGTTAGCATTTGCCGGAACAGTAAAGTTGCCCTTTTGGCCTACAAGTGCGATTGTATTGTTTATAAGTGTCGCGTCGTTGAAAAACTCGATAAGGAGGCTGTTTCCGGTTGCATCGCCATATACCAACCTTGCATCTGCTACGTACTCCGTTCCAGGCACAATCCACCCCGGCAGATCATCATTATAGAGTGGGATATAAATATGGCTGCTGTCGGTCTTGTCTCCATCGATGTGCAGAATATTTCTATCTTTAAAACGGAACTCCAAGCCTTTGAAGTCTTTGTCGCCAGTATCGCAAAATTTCCACAGGAGATTGCCGCCCTGGAAAAAAGTATAAACGAGGTCTTTCAGGGTTTCTACATTTTTCCCGACGGGAGCAAGCTGTTGGGCAATTGTATCCAACATATGGTCGTCAGTCGCAATATGCGACCAATCGCCTCGCGTGTTGCCATTCCACTGCCTGATCCATACCTGCAAATACGGGCGCAGAGAGAACAACACTTGCTTGGGCTCGACGGTAATCGCCCTTCCACCTTCTTCGTAGTGTGTCTCCTGAGGAATGCTTAACAGCATAGCCGGAAAGTTGTCGCTTTGGCTGAATTCATCGGGCCACGTCATTCTGGAGCCTTGATAGGGCGTGTACCCGATGTTAAACAAATTCAAAAATGGCTGATTGCCGACGCCATTATCGCCCAAGAAAAGCGTGTCCGCTTGTTGCACGACAAGCCGCTTACTTAACTCCGTCTTTGTGTCGTTGATCGTCATTGCTGATTCATCGGTCGCGCCGGTTATGTATGTTGTCAGCGCGATAATGCCCTTGACGAGCCAATCAAGCATATCCTCGCCGTTATACGCGCTGTTAACCTTCATGACGATGGAGTTGGCATCCGGGTTGTTGTCAAAGATCTGTGAACCATCTTCACCGAACAACGCTTCTAACAATCCATCAATATCATACGCTCCCGTCTGCTGATCAATAAACTCGTTATAATACGACTTTATCTCATTGTTATTCATCATGAGTGTTCCTTCCTCCTTGTTCTGTACCGATTGCGATTACAGCCACCTTCACCGTTTGCGGTGGATTATTCCCGATTGCGTAAAGTGTCATTTTCGGCTTTGTCCCTGTTATTGCCGATGTGCCGCCGATTATCTTACCTGTCGTATCAATAACGCTTACAATGGCCGTTGCGTTGCCAAGCTGCCGGTGGAATGGGATCTCTGATGTTATTCCCTTGTGTAACACTTTTTTCAAATTCATTGCAGCAGATGATGCACTTAACGAGCTTCCTTGGGCAACGCTTAACGAGCTTCCTTGGGCAACGCTCAACGAGCTTCCGTTTTTAACGCTCAACTTGCCGCTAAATGATTTTTCTTCATCCTCAATAGTCGGGTACCCAGATGCGTACAACGATCCGCTTACTCCCAACGATCCGCTTATTTTTAATGAGCCGCTGGAAACTGTGAAATTCGACTGGTCGAGCCCTACAGTGATATCAACATCATCCCATTTCACACTAACATCATAAACACCACTGGCCGTTGTCACATCGTTACCGCCCGTTTTGTCCGTTGACGCCTGCGAAACATAAGTTTCAGTGCCGCTGATTCCCTTGCCATTTGTGACTCCAACGGCGTTCGTGTAACTTGCTTCCTTCTGCACCCGCTGCCGGGTTTCTTCGGCCAACGCCCTGTCTGCCTGAATTCGTCTCATGCTGTCTTTTGGCACGTCGCCGAACCAATAATAGCTTTTGGCCGGGTCGTTCGGGTCGATTTCTGCGCGCAATAGTTGCTTTTTGTCGCCGCCTGTGAATTTGATTTCGTGCGGATGGGAATACACCTCATACATATAGCCGACCTGCAACGGCGTTTCGGCATTTTCCACGATAGCCAAATCCACTGCTTTGATTTTGACGGCGCGTTTCTTCCGCGCCAAATCCATCGCGGCATAATCCTGATTAGCGTATGTGCTGAGCGTCCCGGAATCCTCTACGTCGGAATAATCCTGCACCAGCTCGATCACACCGTAGTCGTTCAGCGTCGCGGTATCAGCGGAGATATAATCCGTGCCGGACAGCTTTACTCTGTCCTTATCAACTGTCGCTCCAAGCGGGATGTAATGCGTGACTATATCGCGCCCGTCGTCATCGTCGTTGATATCCAAGATATTTTTGGCGTAAACGATTTTTTGTGCGTTCGGGTCTGACGGCGGTGAGGCAAAGAAATCCACATTGTGTGTCCAACTCCCGCCACTTTTAACGTGTCGCGTCCGCAAAAAACCGCCGTTGTAAATCGAAAACAGGTTGTCGGATATCGCGTCATAACAATCCGTATAATCCTCTATGTTATAGGTTATGTCACTGCCCGGATTGATGTTTCCTGCGGTCAATGGCCGCTTTTTTGGTGTCGGCTCGTTGTATTTGGTTATTACTTCAGTAATAAACGTACCCTCTTTGCTGCTTCCTGCAAATGGTGGTCTAATAAACACATCATGCAGATACCCCAAATCGCCCTCGCAGTAATAGGTTACAAACTTGTTGAACTTCCGTTTCCGCGTCTTGACGTTACCGTTGAAAATCATCTCGCCGTTGCGGTACATCTGCACCTCGTCTTTGATGACTTCCAACGTGATCGGATTATCAGGCGGCAGGTCAAATGCCAGCGTCGGCACCTTGCCGACCTCATCCACAAACTTGATGTTTGTCGCGGCAAAATCCTGATTGACGCGAAACGAGCTGTAAATCAGCCTGTCGCCGGATTTGATTTCGTAATGGATCATAAGCGCCCCGTTTCATAATCTATACGGACAACAGCTATACTGTCGTCGCCAACGGTACCGACCAACTCAAACTTTAATTCAACGATCTCGTCTCGGAGACTGCAAAGGATCAAATCGCCAAGTAATGCCCTATTGTCAGTCACCCCGATCAATAGATTTTGCGATTTTTCATCTTCGCTATAAAGCGGCGTGTATGTCAGCTTAACGCCTGTTACGTTCGTTGTCCCTGCCAGAACCGTAATGTTAGGAACGACAGGCAACTCACTGGGTATGACCATGACAGACGTTTTTCCCGTCCCTGTGATCGTGATAGCATCGTAGTTGCGCCGGATACTGTCCCTTGTGAATCTGAAAGGATACCATAACCACGGATGACCTGTTGACAAGTAATCGTATTGATACGGCTTACAATCACCTGTAATTGTGAAATACGCCACCCCCAGCTTGCTGTCATACTCAGGCTTGTCAACGCTCCACCGCCCGGTGTAATAACCGCGTGGATCGTCATCCAGCACGACGGATGCGGTCTGCCCGTGAAGGATTCTCATCAGCTTGTGGTAGGTCTCCACATAGCTGTTTTTTGCGTCAATGGCTTTGAATTTGAACGTCGCCTTGCGGTTCTTGTAATGCACAACGCCATCAAGAGAAGCCGTGGTGTCTATTTCTCCGTCCATGCCGGGGACATAGATCCCCGATGTGGCGACCGTCGGCGGCTCAACAACAATTCCACACGGATACAATCCAAAATCACGGAAGGAATGTTGCGCCGTTACTATCTTTTTTGGCGTTGTCAGATTGTCAAAAGTCCATGCGAAGGAAACACCGTGTTTGGTCTCGAACGGGTTCATGCGTTGCTCCTCCTCGCGCCGTAATAATAATCCCCCTGCCGCCGCGTCACTGCCCCGGCAACGACATCGCCGTCAAGTTCGATCGTGTGGTTGAGGATCGCGTTTTTCAGGTCTTCTATTGCAGCAAGCATCTTGTCGGTTTTGTCCGTTTCTGTGACTGTGACCGGGGCGGTATATGTCATAGCCTCCGGTTGTGTGATTGCGTCCTTGAAATCAAACGTGTGAGCGACCTGCGCCTGTAATGCACCTTCATTGTCACGGATGCCCTTCATGAACAATTCCATCATATCGGGCGCGTAGGTGTGGAAGTTTGACAGCGGCCCTTCTTCCGGTTCAGAGAAACCAATATAGCTTGCGATTCCGGCTGCAATATTTGCAACTGTACTCTTTAACTTCTCCCATTTTTCTTGCAAACCTGTGATAAAATTTTTAATAAGGTCTTTGCCCCACTGCTTAGCTTCTTCGACTTTTTCCATAAATCCGTCCTTGACCTTCTGAACCATCTCTTTACCTGCGTCGATCAGCTTTTTCGCCGCGTCAACAATGGTGTCAAACAGTTTGTCTATGAGGTCGATGCCGGTCTGCAACAGCGTGTCAATCGTGCTGAGAATACCTTCAACAAGCGATTTAAGCACCTGTACGCCTGCGTCAAGGATTTCCGGCAGATTGTCAATGATCGCGGAAACAAGAGTGATTACAGCCTCAAAGCCGAGCGGAATGAGGTCAGGGAGCATCTGAAGAATGCCGTTGTACAGCGCGGTAATGATCTCGATTGCCCCCGTCATAAGCGGCGCAAGGTTCTGTATAATTCCCTCTGTCAGCGTCTGGATCAGCGTCAATCCTGTCTGTATAATCATCGGCAAATTGGCGACGATAAACGTGACAAGGTTATTGATGATAACCGGAGCTGCCTCCGCAAGCGTTCCAACAGCCGACATCAACCCTTCCGCAAGGCCGGTTATAATACCGAGCGCCCCTTCAAGAATCCCGCTCAATGTGTCGGGATTTGTCAAAGCCATTGCCAGTTCAGTGATCAGATTCGCTGCGGCAGGCAAAATAGCCGGTGCCATTTCAGACAGCCCGTTGACCAGTTCCGTTACGATTGCCAGCGCGGAATCTATCAACTGCGGCGCGTTTTCTATCAACGCGGAGCCAAGGCTTTGGATCAGACTGATCGCCGCGCTGATCACTTTAGGGGCATAAGTTGCCACCTTTGTGACAAGTTCGCCAATGACCTGTCCCGCTGAATCCGCCGCCGCCTCAAAACCGCCTTCCTGAAACGCTTTTGTTACATCAGAAATGCCATCCGTGCCGATTTGCACAAATTCCCGCAACGCCGGGGACAGCATATCCGAAACAGCTATCTGCGCACCTTCCAATGCCGATTTGAAAAGCGTGATATCACCGGAAAGATTGTCAAGCTGCGTGTTCGCCATCTCTTGCGCCGAACCGGCTGCACTATCTATTGCCTTTGACAAATCCTTCCAGCGGTTTTTTGATGTGGCAAGCAAGGCGTTTGCAGATTTCAGGTCAACTTTGTTAAACAGGGTATTCAGGACTTCCGTCTGTTCCCCCTGCGTCATATCAGACAATACGCTGTTCAGGTCGCCGAATATATCTTCCAGCGGACGAAGGTTGCCTTCTGCGTCATACGCAGTAAGGCCAAGTTGCTTCATCTTTTTTGCCGCTACGTCTGTAGGGGCAGACAAGGACAGAATAATGTTTCTGAGCGCCGTGCCGCCCTCTGCGCCTTTGATGCCGTTATCCGCAAGGATGCCAAGCGCAGTTGACAATTCCGTTGTGCCTCCAGCGAGGTTTTTCGCCGTGCCGCCGACGGTCAGAATTGCGTCACCCAACTGCGCCACAGAGGTGTTGCTTTTGGACGATGCTTTCGCCATCTTGTCAACCAGTTCGGAGGTTTGGTCAAGAGACAATCCCAACGCCGATTGTGCGTCGGTCACCATGTCTGAAGCGGACGCAAGTTCAATCCCACCAGCCGCCGCAAGGTTCAGCACGTTGGGGAGCATCTGCATAGAGGTTTCCGCGTCATAACCGGCAAGGGCCATGTAATTCAAAGCGTCTGCCGCTTGTGTCGCGGAAAACGCCGTTGTACTGCCCATCTCCTGCGCGAAATCACGCAATTCGCTGATTTCATCAACGGTCGTGCCCATTGTCGCCGCGACCTGCGACATGGAAGAATCAAAATTCATTCCGGCATCAACTGCGGATTTCCCAAAAGCCACAATGCCAGCCGCAGCCGCCCCGACAGCAGCAGTTCCCACTTTGGCAATCGTCCCGCCGATACTGGTTATTTTTCCAAGCGCAGAATCAAGTCCCTTTTCGTACTCGCTTGAATCAAGCGTCAGTTTCGCCACAAGATCAAACAGGTTAGCCATGTTCTACCTCCTCCCCGCGTAAATTTCGCCACATCTCGTCAACGATCTCTTTACAGCTTCGCGGGTCTTCTTCCTTCTCGGTTTTGTCTGCGTAAGCGATATCAGCAAACCGCTGAGAAAGATACCGGCCTTTCTGTATAGCCGAACCCGTGTTTTCCGAGATAATTTGTAAAGCGTCTGTTATGTAAACGCGGTACATTTTGGTTTCGTTCTCCTGTTTCGCCCTCGCCAAAACGTACCGCATAAATGGTTCTATTTTTCGTTGACCTCTGTATTCTCCATAGCAGAGCCAGAAGAGGTCTTCTTGTCCTGACCCTGCGAGTTGAAAAGCCCAGCGACCATGGAACTGTTGAGCAATTCAAGGAAATCCAGCGCGATTGCCATGATCCCGACGTTTTCAAGATATTCCTCGGGACTTACGCCGTCTTTGCTCTGCACCCGCGCCATGATTTCAACCATTTCGCGTTTGTGATTCTTCATCAGCGGCTTCAGGTAGTCCTTGTTCTGTGCCCCGCTTTTTTGCAGTTTCTGAACTTCCTCATCCTGAAACATCTCAAAAAATGTTCCTGCAATGTCGGCGCAAACATCCAGCTTTTCCTCGCCTGTGAATTTATACATCGGTCAACTTCCTTCCTGTCAGGGCGTGGTGATCTGTTTGGGAATGTGGTAAAACTCCATCGGCACGGTATCCTGTTCATAAGCCGACATATACCCGGTCAACGTGACCTGATTCGTGCCTTTGCCGTTTTTGGTCGTCTGAATGTTCAGGCCGCCAGTGGAAATGGCGTTTTTCAGGACGGCCACAAAAATGCCGCCGTCAGCCATGGGAACCGCCGCGAAAATGTCGGCAAAATCACTATCCTTGACGGAAGTACGGGGAACGATCTTTTTTGTTCCGGTCGGCGCACCTGTCGGGGCAGTTCCTTCATCCGCTGCTCCAAGCGTCCACTTTGTGTTGTCAGAATTAAACTTAATGGAAGTATACCCCAGCGAACACTCCCAGCCGTCAAGGTGCAGAAATTCCTTCGTGTTATTGGGCACGTTGTCCACGTCCTCGCCGAGATCGGAATACTGCGGCACACAGGACGGATTCAAGCCGCCTGTGGTCGTGGCGAGGATGTTTTCATCGGCCGGTGTATCATAGGGATTAGTGAAGTCAAAAGCTGTCAGCAGTACGCCCGCGTCCAGCAACATAGACTGAAATGCGTCTGCCGCAACCCGTTTGTAAGGATTGGCCATATTTATCCTTTCCGCTTAATAAGCCGTTAAAAATTCGGCATAAATATTCAGCCGAACTCGTCTAATTGTCGGGTCATCGTCTGCCGCATCCGTGGCGAACGGCGACCCCTTCCTGATTTTCAGAAATCCTCCGTTAATGGGTATCGCAGGAGGCCATTGTGTTTCAATGTATTCAGAGATTTCTTGAGCTTTCGCATGAATCTCCGTCCACGATGTAGAGCGCATCCATAAAGATGCAGACAAAAGCAAATCACTGTCATAACTGTCCGTCGCCGATTCGTAGGTGATATATCGGTTGTTGTTCTTCTCCATCGCGTCAGACGGGACGGTCAGCTCATTATAGGATTTCCAGCCGAACAACGACCAAAAATATTGTAGGCCTTGATACTTATTCATCGGGCAACACGTACTCCTCTGCTCGATTCCCTCTCATATCAAGACCGGAGGATGCAGGCGGGGCAAATTCATCTTTGGTGACGATTCTGTAAATCTGCCCATCCGAAACCCTACGAAAAACCGTATTGTATGGAAGCCTGACAGATTTTGCTGTAGTCACGGAATAATTGCCGCGAACACCTTGAGCCTGTGCCATCAGCATTTCGATGGTATCATCAAGCGTAACAGCCGCCATGAATTTGAAGCCCGGCACCCATGCAGTTATCTGTCCACCTTCGCCATCATCCACAATGTTACGGTTCAGTATTTCGTATTCTTGATATTCGTTTAATTCTGAAATTAAATCGGGAATCATAGTTTCCTCCACGGGGCAAGGCGGTCAGCGAATGCCGTTTTCCAACTGACCGCGCTTTGCCCTGCGCTTGCTTTTGTCCGCGAATACGACCCGCGCGAATAACTTTCGGATTGATACGGGCTTGTAGCTGCCCCGGCGTATTTGTTCTGCCATTCTTCGATCTCTTCGGCGAGTGCAAGGACGGCGGGAGGTATAGCCAACCCCCACACCGCCCCGCTGAAAGTCTCGTCCTGTAGGACGGTTGCTGGCCATTGATGAACGCCGTCGTTTAGCGCCGAATCGATAACGCGGAAATACTGACCGTTGGCAATACTGATTTCACCGCCGGAATATTCTGTTTTCAATTGTCCGTTCTCAACGGTGAAATCTCCTGAATACTCGGTTTTTTTGAACCAATTGCGGAGATATTGCAACACTTCAGTCAGCATTTCATGCCCCTTTAGCCCTTAGAGATAATCCGAGCAATCGGAATCGCCTTGCTGTCGTAGTAACCTGTACCGGCATTGTCCTTGACAGGTGTCCATCTTGCCGCCGTTTCAAGCTGCGCATTCGTGGGAGACACGATGGGAGTAGACGGCTGCACGAAGCTGAAGCCGTGAGGCGCAAACAGCTTACGCTGACGGGTGTAAAGCGTATCCATACCGCCGTTGGTTGCGGGATCACGGTCAACCTCATTGGGAACCTTTGCGCCGCAATCGCAGTAATCAATCGCGCCCTGACCAAGAATGTAGGTCGTATATGTGGTCACCGTAGAACCGCCGCTTGTGGTAGTTTCAGAGGTGCCCTCATCGTCGATCAGAACGGTTCTGCCGTTCCATGTCGCAAGCGGGAAGTTTCTCTGAACGCCGTTGTCATCGGTGCCCTTCACGTATTCAAGAAGCTGAAGGTTTTCAAGGTTGGTCGCAACCGCGCTATTCATGATCGCCATAGCAAAAATGTTCTTGTTCGCGCCAGCAGCTTTCTGCATGGCGTTATTCAGCGTGGTAGCGTCCACATTCGCGGCACTGCCGGCTCCGCTGGAAATATCCAGCGTATGATCGGTAGCGAAGTTGTTGGTGGACACGCCGAAAATGCCCTTCAAAATGGACAAAATCGTCGCCTGATCCACATCGTCCCAATAATCGCCAACCTGAGCTGCGATATCAGCCATGAAGTCGTGACCGGTAATGTCATAGGAGAAATCTCTCTCCGTCCACGCCTTGGCGCGACCGACAACGATCATGCTCTGAAGATACGTGCCGATGGAGGTGGCGGTGATGTTGGTGGACCCGTCATAATTCAGCGGAGTACCGCCGATTCTGCCCACCATGGGAATAGAAATAAAGTTGCCGCCCGTCTGCTCGGTCAGCATAGATTTCAGATCGTTCCGGGTACGCAGTACGCCGGATTTGAGAAACGCGTTCTGCTTAATACGCGGAACGGTTTCAAGATATTTGCCGAATACCTCGGCGTTAAAATACTTGCTATCAAAAAGCCCAGCCATTCAATTCACTCTCCTTTACTTATTCAACCAATCTTTGACAGATTGATCGCTGGGATGCTCGTTTGCATATCGCATCTTTTCAGAAAGACTAAGGGCTTCAAAAGCGTTTCGCACAGTCGCGGGAGGATGGGCTACATTTGCGCCGACCGTCGTTGTGGTCGGGATCAAGCTATTCAGTAAGCCGCCCTCTTCCATCTCTTTGTCCAATTCTGCGGTGTCTTTGAATTTATCGCCGTCAACCGTCAGCTTGTCGATGATGTTAGCCGCCGCCGCCATAGCAAGATTGATCCCCTTTTCGGTCAATCCCTTTTCGGTAAAATAGGCTTTTGCCGCTGCCTCTTTTGCCGCCTTTGATTTTTCCTCGGCAATGGAGTTTTTCAGATCCTCATACTTTTTGTGTTCGTCTTCGTATTTCTGCTTGAACCCGTCGCCGTTTGCCTCTTTCAGCGCGTCACGTTCCTGTTCTGCCGCCGCGAGACTTGCCTCAAGTTCTTTGATTTTTTCCGTCTTTTCGGAATCGTTCTGCAAATGCAGGTCACACAATTCCGTCAGAACATCTTTCGGAGGGACTTCAAGCCCCGCGTTCTCAAAGATTGCCTTGATTGTCTTTCTGTTGAATTCTGTCATAATAACCCCTTTCACGGTGCCCATTTCACGGGCTTTGACAATAAATAAGAGCGCAGTTGCTCTTAACAACCACGCTCGGTTCTTCTACGCCGTCGCTATGACGTAGGCTCAATCGTCATTTTTCGCCGCGATTCCTTGTACATCACAATCCCGTTTTTGGTTGGGATGATCTCCACGCGTTCACCGTGGTTCACGGTCTTTTCAATCGCGGCTATTTGTTCGGCGGTCAGCTTCACCGCCTCCCTATTACTCATTTTATCACCCATTATTTATTTTGTCAACCCTTTTTTAATTCCTGTTCGGCAATGGCTTTATACTCGTCCTTATGCTTCATCACGGCATTTTTTAGGAATCTGTTTGCGCTCATTTTTGAAGTCCCCTCATGGACGTAGATTGCGTACTCCACATTCGTGCCTACATAGACAGCTTTTTCGTTCTTCCCGCTGCTGGGAGCCGTTCCTGAATACGATCCTTTGCCGTCGCCCTTGTCTGCTTTATATGATCCCTCTGCCGGTGCTTTCCCGGCTACGGCATAAGTGATACTATTCCGCAACAGCCCGGTATCAACTCTGACGGGATCGCTGGAAATGTACTGCTTCGCGTGAGAAGTTGCCTGTATGCCGATTGCCTCAAGCGCATTTTCGATTGCATCTTCTAATGCGGTTTTGACTTCGTCAACGTGGGAATCAACTTTTATTTCAAGCCCCATTATTTCCTCCGATATTCTTTAATGTAGCTTGCCTTTATCGCCGCTGCTTTCTTTTCAGGCAAATCAATAGGATTATACACTGGTCGTGCTTCAAGCCATTCCTCAAAACTCATGCCGTTCATTTTTTCAGTCTTTCGGATTGTTTCGCCCTCAAAACCTTTTACCCATGCTAACAACGTGCAGCGGCAATTCCAAATCATGTGTTGCGGGATGTCGGACGACCCGCCTTTGAGCTGTGCAGGGTACAGAATCTTTATTCCGTCAACCTCAAAAGGTTCGTCAACCTCTCGCCGCTGTCCGTGTAACATTCTGTGGTCGTGCCGCGTCCGCTGGTCAAGTGTCGCTTGCCATTCAATCGTGAGGTCTATTCCTTTATCCCGCGCCCGTCTGTATGAATCATATCTTCCGGCGTTCTGTGCGTTTGTTGCCATTGTCCGGGCGTTTCGGATTGCGGCCTTGCGGTTACTTTCTCCGACTTCCTTTGCAAGCCGTGTTGCAAGTTTTGGTATGCTTTCACCCTGCAAAATCCCCTGTGTCATTACAGATTGCAGCTTTTGACGGCTCCATCTTTCAGCCCTTCCCTGTGCAATCGCCTTTGAAACAGTCTTGCCGGGAGGCGGTAATAATTCAGGGTTATCACGCATAAGGCGTTCAACAGTTTGTCTGTCGTATAGGGTCAAGGACGTTGATAATTCACCGCCGTTCTCAATCTGATAAATGCCATAGTTGTGATTGATTGCATACACTTCCGGCATATATCCGTCAATTGTGCTGCGGGCTAATCTGTTTGCGTTCTGAAAATCTTCCGCTAATTGCTCTTTTAACGCCGTCCATCGCTCGCCTTGTGCTATCTGCTGGGTTCTCCATTGCTTATATTGTCTGTCGGTTTTAACGCCGTTTTTGACCCATTCTTGCCATTTCGCGTCTTTGGCTTCAAACCGCCGAAAATAGTCATCCAGTTTTGCTTTAACTTCCTTTTCAGCCTGTGCATACTGTTTAGAAAGTTTCTTTTCCATTTCGGCAATTATCTTTTCTGTTGCCTCATGCCCAGCGTCAGCCAATTACCTCACCCTCTGCCCGTTCCGTCTCTGCTGGCTCTGTAAAATTGTTCATAGCCTCTGCGTCCATGCGCTTCAGCACTTCGTCAGCCTGATCCGCATCACCGAGGATGTCCAACGCACGACGGGTAATATATTCTTCATCGACATATTCCCTAATCTGAATCAGAGTTTGAATTTCTTCCGCTTTGTTGATGTTTTCCGACCGTCTGTATGTGGGCTTGTCATCAATCCCGGCCAGCTTCAATATTCCCATAATCGCCTTTGTGACCTGATACTCAAACAAGTCTGTCATCTCATTCAGCGGTTCATAGGACGCTTTAATCTGTGTAGCGGTATCTGCGCCGCCAGCCACGGAAAGCGGGTCGAATGCCATGAAATCAGAGAAAAGCTGCTGCCGAAGGAACTTCAAGCCGGATTCCGTAGCCTCGACCGGGATTTCCACCCGGTGTTCGTCCATCTCTTGACCTTCGCCCAGCGCGATAAACTTTGAAGCGGTCAATCTCTGATAGATTTCATTCAGCCTGTCGGGATCGTCCATCAATGCCGGTGCGCCCTTGATGATCCAGTACGCAAATTCAAAGTTGTCGATATTGTTCAACAGCTTCGACGCTATCAAATCGTAGCCGTCAATGCTTTCCCGGTGCCCATACATGGCGGTATGATGATTGAACATCTCAAGCGGCACAATCGGAAAACCGGGATAGGATTCACCCGGCGCGATCTCCGTCCCTGCTGCCGATTCCTTCACCACCTGAACATATGGACGCTTTTCTTCAAGCACTTCCATTTCTTCACCGTCGCGCTTGATGTACTCTGTATATCCGTCCAGTTCATACAGCGTAATTCTGACGGGCTTATCGTCTGCCATCTGCCAATGACGGATACCGGCAGACAATCTTCCCGTTTCCTCATCATTCAGCGGGACAAACTCCCGGACGCTGAATTTGTCCACGTGGTCAAGGTTCAAGAACAGGAACGAAACAGCCCCATTCTGCGCATCAATCGCAGCCTGAAAGACCGTGTGTTCAAAATTCTCGCCCAGCTTTTCCAGCGTCTTTGCGTTTGAAAATGAAATACCGTTACCCAGCAGGAACAGCACCCGCTGAATAACGAAATAAGGATATAGCTGACATTTGATTTTGTGATTCGCGTGCCACACATCGGGAACGCTGCGCCCGAATATATCGGTGATGAATTTGTCGGCTTTGGTTATCGTCGGGTTCATCCCGTCGAAATACTGTTGGTTTTCCTCTGCCTCCAGCACTTCCGCAGAGTTCATGTGCTCCGTGATTGCCTTCCAGCAGAAATCCATCCTTGCCCTTTCGCTTTCGCCAACGGCAAGCAGATCGTTAAATGTTTTTATGTTGATCTCCCCTTTACCAAATTCTGACAGGCGGTCTGTCGCTTTCTTTAACATCCCACAACAGCCGAATCAAACTTGACAAACTGTCCGGCGCATCATCATGTTCCGCGTCCTCGGTATAGTCGCATATCTGCTGTATGTATTCTTCATCCGTCCCGGCTACAAAAATGACGTTCTTCCATTCGGCTTTCAGGTATGTAGTAATCTTGAGAAACTTGTTCATCTTCTCGTGATAACTTATAACACGTTCGCGCCGTCTTGTCAACTCTTTTGCAAGATATCCTTTGTCGCCGTTGTCCTCGCAGTAAATCCGACCGGCATTAAAGCCCTGTCGAATAGCCGTTATTTCATCCAGCACATCATCAACGTGTTTATGCCACAGTTTCCCGAATACGTAAAACTTCCCTTCTGTCTTTTTGATGATGGTGAATGCGGTGTAGTCCTCGCCGCCATACGCAGCATCGAGATGACAGTTTTTCGCCTGATCCAAGATTGACGGATCGTAGCCCGTGACGGGATCGGTGAAAATCACATCTTCCGAAGCAACAAACCGCAATTCATAGTTTGCCGCAAAAAGGGAATGGAGCATAGAACCTTTCAACTGTTCCAGCTCATCGTCGGAAATGATTTTCTTCACTTCAGGATGGTAGCAATCAAACCGTTCCGCTGGCGGCATGATGGAGAATGCGTCCTCAATATGCCACGGCGTCCCTGTGTTGTATATCCGTCCGCCCCGGTTCTTGATATTCTGCAATTCCTGATAAACGATTTTTGTTCGTTCACGCTCTGCTTTGGAAACACGGTCGTTTACGTTGACAATATCGTCCGTAAAGATGAAATCGAAGTGCTTACCTGTCAAAGAAGCCCCGGTGCCGATTCCTACAAGCTGCGCCGTTCCCTTGATGTCTGTGGTCAGGTTCGTTACGATCTCCGTCACGCTGGCGGAAACAAGCCGAAGGGAAACGCCATAGATAGCCTGAACAAAATATTGTGTATGCGGGTCTTGCAAAATCTTCTGAACTTGTTTGATTACCTCTTTTACATCGGTGTCCGTCTTCCGCATGAACATTGTCCGCTTGTTTGGTAGCAAAATGATAATCAGCGCAAGAGCGACGGAAACACAGGTCGTTTTGTACACGCCGCGACTGGCCTGTAACGTATGGTCATCTTTGCCGCGCACCATATCCACCAACCAGCCGTTGTGAAGATCGCCAAGCTTCGTAAAACCTATCATGTGGGCAAAATCAGCAGGACGGGTTAAAAGGAAATCAACCGCCTGTTGCCGGGTCATTGACCATTGCCTCCACTTCATCAATAACACTTTGGTCTACATCTGCAATCATAACCTTTTCAACGGGCTTTTGTCCGGCCTTTTTGTATTCCCACTTGTACCCGAATGCTGTCTTTCTATCGCCTCTTGCACATCTTTGAATAGAAGCACCACAAACATTTAACGCTTTTCCTGCCTCAATCGGATTTTCCCATTCTTTCATAAACACGCCATCAAGAGAAAACTGCAACACAGGTTTTGACGATGGATGGTCTTTCCCATGTACTCCATACATTCCGTCTTTGTCTCCCTTTGTGGGTTTGCTTAATCCATTTGCGTAAGACTGCTTTGAATTATACGAATATGTACACCATTCAAGATTTTCCGCTCGATTGTCTGTTTTGACTCCGTTTATATGATTTACACATTCTGCTGTTGCAGGTTTGTAACAAAATGCCTCTGCTACAAGCCTATGAATCTTTTTTGCTTTCCCTTCTGATTCTTGCCACAAATTAAGGTATAAATAACCTTGTTTTCCTACTCGCGGCTTCAAAATAAGTTCCCGTCTTCTGCCGTTTTTGTCGCAAAGACTCTTAACTCTACCCAGATTTGAAATTTCGTACTTTCCTTCGTAACCTTCAATGCTTTTCCAAATTTCCCGCATTTACTAAACACCTCTATTTACTTTATTTGCCACATACGGCTTGTTCTACTTCGTCAATGACTGATTGATCCACTTCGGAGACCATCACTTTTTGAACTGGGTCTTGTCCAACGGTCGCCCGGATTGTTTCAAATGCCTTGATATTTCCTTTCATCGCCTGTTCAAACAGCTTTGCAGAAATAGCCTCCGTGCCGGTAATCATATCACCGTTGCGCTGCTGATATTCTTTATCAAGCAACATTTCCAACGCTTGTCGAAGGTCTTTTTTACGGCGGCGTGATTCAACAGATGCCTTTCCACCCATCGACTGTTCTTCGGCTGTTAAGCGGTGGGCTTCTCCACCTTTTACAAGGTTTTGTTTATTTGCCATTATTTTATCGCAACCCATCCTGCAAAATTCAAATATCGCCAGAAACAATCAAGTTTTCGGAAACCAGCATCTTTTATCATGCTTTCATTCCATTTCGCTGTTATAGGCACCAGCACCCCTTCAAGACTTTTCCGCTTTGTCTCTATCTGATCTTTCGTATAAGCATTTTCACTCTTTATCGCATAATATTCTTCGACAAATATTGCGTCTATATCTTCTGTATTGCCGAGAACCTTTTCGACAAGGATTAACGCGCCGCCGGGCAACAATTGTTCATATATACTTTTGATTATTTTTTGTCGGTATTCAATCGGCGTAAATTGTAATGTTAAAATGCTCAATATCACGCTTGCATTAAAATTTGGCAACCCTTTGGTGATATCCCAATATCTTATATCAAGATTCCCTAATCGTTTTTTGCATTCCTCTAACATTGGTTTGCTTGTATCCAGTAAAAGATATTCGAGATCGCCGCCAAACTTACGAACAAGCGGGGCAATTGCATTTCCGTTACTACACCCAACGTCAATAATACCTGTCCCAATTCTTGCATAATGACACGCCATTCTTGTAACAAGATCGCGCATATTTTCATACTCTGGGATAGATCTTTCAAGCATATTGTCAAAGCATCTCGTTACCTCTTGGTCAAATTCCCATTTTCCATTTGGCATTACGTTGTCTTGCATTTGTCGAGCACCTCCGTTTGTATTGTTTTTGCAATATTCATCATCATAACTGGTGGGACCATACGCGCAACACGTTCATATTTCTGCGAATAATCGCCGGTCAAAATGAAATCGTCAGGAAGTGACGTTAGCCGCTTCAATTCGTTAATTGTATATTTCCTTGTTTCAATCGGATGTATTGAACCGCAAACGCTTAAACCTCCATGTGATTGACATAGCGTCCCAGAAGGTTGATTCATTGGTTGCCTTACGAGATTAAAATATCCATGACCAACTATATCTTCCCCGTTAATTGTTTGGCTCGGATTCTTCTGCATTTTTTCCGCTATTTTTCCCCATGCGTATTTTTGCGCGGTTTCTAATAGCATTTTTCTTTCGCTTTCATTAATTTCTACGTCAGAAATAGCATCCCGAATCGTGTAGTAATATTTATACGGTTTCGGGAATGCAGGCTCTATATTCAAGTCCCTTCTAACTCCGATGAATATTAGACGTTCCCGCGCTTGCGGTACTCCAAGCCATTTTGCATTAAGTAGTTGCGCCTTTACTCGATATCCGCATTTCTTCATCTGTCCGAGAAATTCCTTGAAATAACCGATAGCCGTACCCTTTACAAGCCCGCTAACGTTTTCTGCAACAAATGTTTTTGGCTGTAGCCCGTTGAGTATACGGATATACTCATAAAACAGGTTTTCAATCTGCTGGGCCTTGCCGTCCGAATAATCGCGAACCTTGCCCTAGCTCTTTTCGCGCTTTCCAGCGGTAGAAAATGCGCAGCATGGCGGCGAACCGTCAAACAGGTCGATCTCCCCGGCCTTCATGCCGATGGCTTTTAGAATATCATCCGGCTGAACCTGTCGAATATCCCTCGTATCCAAGATCGTGCCCGGATGATTTGCGCGGTAGGTTATTTGAGCTTGCTCTACAAACTCATTTGCCCATAGAACGTGGAACCCGGCCATTTTATATCCAAGACAAGATCCGCCGCCGCCTGAGAATGTTGATACCACATTATAACCATTCCACGGGATTTTTTCAATTTCCGCCATCAACGGAACTTTGTATTTCGGTTTATCAGTTCCACTCATATCCGCACTTTGGGCACTTGTGTGCTGTATGAATTTCTTCATCAAATTCCTTAAATCCGTCCGGCGCATCCTCAAACTGCAACGATTCAAATGCAACAAACTTCGACAGATCAAAATCGAATCCATCAAAACTCAAGTCCGCTATTTCTTCAGCACCAATATCAAAATCATATCCCGTTTCGCTATTGGTCAGATTGTCCGCAAGCCTCAGCTCACGGATATCCTCATCCGTCACTTCATCAGCTTTTTTGTCGATCCTGTGATATGGCATTGAACACCCCAGCTTTAACGCCGCCAGCCTACGCCCGTGACCGATCACAAGAACATTATCAGATGTCAAAACCGTGTCTTGTTGCCATCCGAACCGGTGAATACTATTGGCGATATTTGCCACCTGTTGTTCGTCGTGGATTTTGGCGTTTCGCTCATACGGTTTGACTTCATTCGGGTCAATCCAATTCTGATATTTGCTATGGTCAAATTCTTTGCCTGCCATAATACCATCCTTTCATTTTGGAGCTGCCGGAGGGAATCGAACCCCCATCAACTGATTACAAATCAGCAGCACTACCGTTGTGCTACGGCAGCATAATACCGCGCCGGGTCTGCATCATTGAGAGGCTGGCGCGGTTCTACTCACCGCCTTACTCGTCAGCGACTTTCGCTTGTTTTATTTTATCACGCTGGTGGTACTATTGTCAAGATTCTTCTGTTATCGCCATAATATACGGCAGATTCTTCAACACCTCTACCATCTCCCGCCATTCGTCCAATTTGTGACCGCTTCTTTGCTTGATGATGGTCACCACATTTTCATAATTCATCGTGACGGTTCGCCGCTGGTTAAAAGAGGACGGCAAAAGCTGGATAATCTGCCACCATTCGTTTTTGTCGCCGGTTTCGACATAATTCTTCCGGGCGGCGTTAATGCGTCCTATCACCCGTGACAAGACCGTTTTTGACCATTCGTAAAGGTGTTCGGTGGAGAAGTCCTCCATTGTCAGATCGCGCTTGTGAATCGTGTGCATGGTGGAACAGGAATTTGTCGTTGTGCCGACCTTGAATTGATCTTTTTGCTTCCACCAGTACAGCGGCGCGATAATGTCCATGCTGACAAAAATCTGCCGCAAATATTTCCGATGTTCCGGGCCAGCCTTGTAAAGTTTCCGCATCAGGGAAAGGTCATTGTCGCCCAAAACAAACTGAAAATCGGCTGTGTTCAGCGTTTGAGGATTCTCGATGTGCGTGGTGTAGCTGTCAGATTTATCCCAGCTATCAAGCGGGTTTCGCATACCTCTGACGGCATGTTCAAAGCCCCATGTTTCTATGTTTTCAATTTTAATCATGAAGTGCCTCCTTAAATTTCATTCCGCAATTCCAGCAGAATTTCAGCTTCTTTTTTTGGTGCGTCGGCCATACCACACGATGACCACAACTTCCGCAAACAAAGCAATTCTCAATCACATCGTTGTCAACAAGGAGAGGAATAAGATCTGTTGCTAACTCGTCATAGGCTTCAATCAATGGGCAATATTCGGGGCGTTTATGTGTTGAATTCGGCACCGTTTCTATGTCTGCCCAATGATTTCTGCAACTCTCATAAACTCCACAATCGCCACAATATTTCGGCATTTTCATTCCTTTAATGATTACACTCATTTAATTATCCTCCCATTATTTAATTCTCACAAAAAAGATAAACGTCACGACAATTTGGAATATATGTATGCTCTGATCCAGCATAAGGTTTATCAGCAACTTGTTTGCTTTTAGATCGTCAACCAGCCCGTGCAGAATTGCATTAAGAATAAAGATAACAAGGAAAAACCAATTAACATCAAACGACAAACTAAACGCGATCGGCAATAAAATCATAAAGCTCCAACTCAACGAATGAATGGCCAAAGCAACAATATAATCATGCTTGTATAATCGTCGCGGCGCGTTTGCTTCCCACCAGCTTTTTTGTTTCGCAGATGCAAGCCAACCTTGAAGATAAAAATCATCAACAATGTGGCAAAAGATCATAAACAAAAAAATGAAAATGTCGCTCATATGTTATTCCTCCCATAGATAATTTTTTCCGAACACTTTGAAGTGTCGTCCTGAGCACGGATAATACAGAATTTCACTGTTTTGTCAAGACCGACTTTTCATTTCCGCAAGCTTTTTCAACACCGTCTCGTCAAGCTCCAGCCATTTCTCATAAACTTTACGCATTTGTTTGATTTCTTTCATTTCTCGTTCTGTCGCAACAACAAGCCCTATCATACTGCCAGACATTAACGAAATTGAGATCAATAATACTATTTCCATTTTTTAATCCTCCAAATAATTTTTTCCAAACACCCGGATAAAATCCTCGGCCGTTTCGCCCTGTTCCCGCATATATTTGCGCTCCCCGTACTGGTGTAACATTTTATACGTTTCCGGGTCTTCATGCGCCTTTCGGTGGCAATCAGGACACAAAAACATGGTCAGATTAAATCGTTCGGCGTTCTTTCGGTTTGCTGTTCCACCGATCAGGTGGTGGCGGTGGCAAGCTGACCATTTCCCGCATAATTCACAATTCCGCTGCATTCTCTAACTCCTTTGAACATATCAGTTTTGCCACTCGCAGCAACAGCAACAAATCCCCATCCGGGATATTTACGCGCCGGTCAACCGGCAGATCAAGCGTATTATTCAGTGTTTCAATTGTTGGCGGCAGATAGATCGTAATTTCGTTTTTTGTCCTCCGATACATAATTGAATAGTCACCGTCAATCAGCATCGTCATATACCCCGCTTTCCAACGCCTCAACGTCAACACCGATCTCTTTCAGCCGTTGAATGCACACATACGGCGTATCCTCACCCAATTCATAAAAATCGACTAATTCCTGATACAGCCTGTTAAATGCGTGGAAATAGCGTTCTAATCGCTCTTTGCCAAAACCAAACTCTTCATGCAATACCCACATTGACGCTGCATCTATGGCCGTTGTAAGCCGTTCTGCAATGATTCTTGTTTGCTTCTGTGATTCTTCTTTTACCCGCTTTTCGACCTCGCGCTGAATGATAGCCCGCGTGTCAGGTGTCGCGCATCTGTTCCTCATATCCCGATCCGCTCCCGCATTTCCCTGATTAAGTCAGGATCAACCGGCTTTGTTTCAACCTTTTGCAAACACGGTTTTTCCTTCATGCAATTATTTTCTTTACAAATGTCCAACTTTATACACTTTTCACATTGTTCCGGGATTTTCATTTTGTCACCTCCGTCAGCGTGTAATCCGGGAAAGTGTATTCAAACAATTTCCGCTTGATTTGATATTCTTTTGTCTTGTAGCCTTTTACATCTTCCACGATATACCGCTCATTTTCGTCATAATAGGCAAAATCGGCGATATAGGTTATTCCTCTATATGTTTTCCCGTTTTTGCGAAAAGTCGGGATAAGACGGAATTTCGGCTGTAATTCAAGCCCTTTTATAACTCCCGCCTTTTCCAGCAGCTTCAATTCCCTGTATCGGTTCGCCTCAAGTTTGCTGTCGAATTTAATGCCATCGACAACGGTCTTTTTGTTCCCGTATTTCATTTTTAACCACCGTTCAAACTGAATCAAATTTCGTTCCTTTGCAATCATAATCATCACGGCGACCGCCACAATGATTTCCGCACATGATAAAAAACCCAACCAATTTTCCATATCTTTTTCCTCCATTAAACTAAATATACATCATAGCTACCTGTAATCGTGTATGCTTCCGCATTTGTGTAAACCCATATATCCACCACGTCCCAATTGCAACCGCTATCCATCACCGTGTATGTTCCCAGCCCTTCCACATATATCTGATCGCCGTAACTGATACCAAGCGACCGCCGCCGGTCTGCGTTCAGCGCACAATATCCGGGGCGCACCCCGTAACCGCTGGCTGTTGGCGATCCTTCATAGAAACCTTCTTCGGCGGTGTAGCCGGTGATCCAAAACGTGCCGATATAACCGTTGCGTTCTATCACAGGTTCAATTTGATAGGTTATTTCTTCATTTTGCGAGGTTGACGGACTTTCGCACTCCGTTATTTCCTCAAATCCCTTATTTCCTGCGGATTCTGCGTTTGTGAGGTTCTGCGGCTGTTTTGTGAGGTTTTCAGTTGTCAAAGATTCCTTGACAATTGTCGTCGTTACCACAGGGTAATCGCCGAATGTACACATCCCGGTGACGATCTCATCCCGCGCCGTTGTCTCCGGGGCTTCAATTGGCGGCGGCTTTACCGTGTTCTCTGCATCGACCTGTGTTGCGGCATGATACAAAATCAAAGCCATTGCAACGCCGGTCAGAATCGAAATAAACGCTTTCACCTTTTCCACCTCCAAATTTCCACCGAGACAGCCGAGATCACCAGCAACGCCATCAGAGTATATCCGAGCGCGGTCATTATCGTTTCAGTCATATCTTTCACTCCTTAACCACTTCAACCAGCATTTCGCGCAATCAGTCTCACCCATACAGTCAGTATTTTCATACGGACAAAACTGTGAAATTTTACCACGGCAGATCGTCATCAACTGCAACATCCACGCTCGGTTCGGTCTTCCCTCTTTCCGTCGCCTTATCGCCGCAAAATGAAACATTGTCCGCGACCACTTCCCAATCGGTGCGCTTGTTGCCGTTCTTGTCTTCGTAGTTCCTGGACTGCAAGCTGCCGGTCAGAGCGATCATGCGCCCCTTGGCAAAATACTGACCGACGAAAGCCGCCGTCTGTCTCCATGCCAGGCAACGGATAAAATCGGTGATTGTTTCGCCGTTGCTCTTGTACGGGCGATCCACCGCGACGGTGAAGGCGGCGACCTCTACGCCGCTGGTTGTTGTTCTCAATTCTGGATCTTTCACAAGCCGTCCCATAATAGTGATAGTGTTAATCATTTTTCTTTACCTCCTGTTTCTTATCCCAATCATCAAGTAATAGTGCCAGCTCTTCCGGCGTTTTCGTTTCGATGCCAAATTCTCGGCAATCTTGCTGGATAAAATCAATGAGCCTGTGCATCTGCTTCGTATTGTAACACGATGAACCGTAGTATAACCTTAACATAATTCCGGTGTCGGTTTCGTCCACCTGCTCCGTCACCCAGCCGATCCCGTGTGCACTCCATATGTGTTTGATTGTCTCGGCAGCTTCGCGGTTAAGGTAAACATCGCGCGAGATTCCGACCTGTTTCACGGCATGACGGTACACCTCCCGCGCCGGAAGATTCAGAACCTCAGCCAGCTTGTTTATCAGCACCCAGCAATAAGCATTTGCGTCAAGACTCCGTTTCTCCCGGTAGGGCTTGACGGTGATTTCAAGGTCTTTGTCTTTCAACTCGTCATATTTGCCCCGAAAATCACCATCAAGCGCGAGCGTCAACCGCTGTTTCCGGCTTATCATGTCAGCCGTAAAATCAACTATTCGTCCCTTCATTTTTTGCCTCATTCCAGCAAGTCAGGCAACAGCCCATTTTTTCAAGAATTTCTTCCGGCGTTCTGACCTTGCCTTTGATCGTTTCTTTCAGAATCGACTTGCCACATTTCGGACAGATGACAAGCGGCTGTTCCGGCTGTCCTGAATATTCAGGCTGTTCTTCCTGTTCCACTTCCGGGAGATCCTCACCTGCGTAGATGTAAAGCCCAAGCCCGAACATGGCGAGATTTTTTGTCAAGCACCGCATGATCGTCTTGTTGATGTCGAACATGGTTGCGGCCGCGCAGGTCTTTTCTTTTCCGTAGGACGTGTATTTATACGGCTGGTTCTTCATCGCCTTGTTTGCTCCGTCCATGACCGGAAGCCACATTTCGTGCGTCACGCCTCCGGCGGTGACCGTCGTGTACACCATATACCCGGTATTCTCATCATAGGCATAAGGCAAACCGTTGAATTTAACCACTTCATAAGTCGCATCAGGGCATACCTTTTTGAATTCTGCCCATGCCCACGCCCACGACAGATAAGTCAAACCGTTCTTCTTCTCGGTCTTTTCATTCACGTTCAACGCATTCAGCTTTTCAAACATTTCCTTACAATCCATCTTTTAATCCTCCTTAGATTCTTCTTTTTTTAACGCCAGCGACCGAAGATAGCCGCTGATTGTTTTTCTTGCCCGGAACGCCTTTTCCCGGATTTCCTCTTTTTCGGACGGTGTCACAAAAAACATAATGTTTTCCGACCGTCCTTTATTCTCATGCACTATATCACCATCCTTTCCCTAATTTCGTTAGCTTTGCTCGCGCTTCTTCCGCTTCGAGCCATTCAGCAAACTCGGTCTTGTATTCGTTCATCACGAACAGCTTCACAGCAGCGTCAAGGAATGCCGGATCGGTTTTCTTGATGTATTCGTATTCTCTGCGGAACATCTGTTTCATGTTTCTGCTGGAGCAATCGGGAATGTCGCCGTATTCAAGCCCCAGCCAGCTTTGAAACATAAACTCATCAAAGATTGAGATTTCGTCCTCTTCATATCCATCCACCGCAAACACAGAGAAGGAATCAACCGTCACCTGTTCTTCAAGGCAATCGTCGCACCATCCGCAAGTCAATTCATCTTCGTCATACTGTTCGTGACATTCCCGGCAGAATTTCGCTTCTTTCAGAAACGAACTGCCGCACATGGGGCAGACTCCGATCGGTTCACCGTGAGGCTCATAGTCAGTTTTTAACGCGCTTTCGTCAAAGATTTCTCCACAGTTTTCACAAATCAACATCTTTTTTATCCTCCATATCTCTTTATTACAGTACCTATTATACATCATCTTTTTGCGTTTGTCAACATATTTTTATAAAATTCCTAAACTTTTTTACAGCCCCAACATTTCCTTATACCTCGCATAATTCTGCGACAGGTCTTTCCGTCTGCGGTCTTTTCCGACGATCTCAACCGGGAAGCACATCTCATAGATTCTGCTGTGTAACCGCTGGCGTGTGATCCCGCTCGGCTCCTTCAATTCGCTGGCGGTCAGGTTCGTTGTCAGGATCAGCGGAAGCCCGGAGCGGAGGCGATTATCAAGAATATTATAGACCTGTTCGTTCATGTACTCGGTGTCACGTTCGGCTGCGAAATCATCCAGCACCAGCAAATCATATTCGTTCAGGCTGTCAAGATATTCCTGCTTGCCCTCATACATTCCCTGAATGGTGTTGACGATCCGGGAGAAATTCGTCACCAGCGCGGTATAGCCTTTATCAATCAGAGCGTTCGCAATACAGGCCGCAAGATATGTTTTCCCTGTTCCAACGGTACCAAAAAATATTAGCCCACGCCCAGCTTTCAGAAATTCCGGGAATTTATCAACATAATTTCGTGCAACGGTCATCCCGGTTTCGTTTGCATCAACGCTGTTTTCAAACGTGGCGTTTATCAAGCTGGCATCAGGGAATGCCTCTTTCCGTATCTGTTCGATCCGTTCTTTCCGTCTTTGCTCCCGGCGTTCGGCTTCTTCTTTTTCCAGCCGCTCCGCAGCGCATTGACACAGACACATCGGCGTTCTTTCCCGCCCGGCAAATGTTATGCGGACTTGTTTCTGCGTCCTGCATTTTCCGCAATATAAAAGGCCGTCCTGAATGTAGTCGCCGGGTTCTTCTTTAATTCGGTCAGCAGCTTTGCTTTCAAGCTGATCTAAGATCTGATTGTACATCTTTTATTACCCCCATTGTTCCCCCATCGCTTTTGCAATGCCGGGAAACGTTTTGCTGCGACTTTTTGCGCTTCCACCCTTGCGGCTTGCGCCCTTGTACTTAGGGTCATGCGACTTGCTGTAACTACCGCTTGAACAGTACGGCTTGTGATCTTGCAAGATATTTGTCGGTTGCAACGGCGGCAACCCTTTCAGCCATAAACAGGTTTTCTTGCTCCACGGCTCCCCGTATTCGTAGGGTTGGATGACTTGAGTACAATCAGGAAGATTATAAATTCTTGATGGTCCGGGGTTTTCAATGCAAATTCGCGGACAATCAGCGTTCCAGAACTTCATGAAAAATTCTTTTGCGTCAAGACCTTTTGCATACCGTTCTTCATTTAACTTATGACCAGCATATAGCCAACGCGCTCCGGAATTTGAAAGATATGTGCATGGAGGATGAGCGATTATCATATCCCACTTTTTTGGTACACAATGCATTTTGCCGTCCTGCGTGATAAACATATCCATAGGATTGCTATAGCCATTGATGATCGGGATCACGTCGCCCTTGATATGCCACTCCGGGTGACCGCCGGAACACTCCTGAATGTCACAACTATACGCTTCATGCCCACGTTCCCGGAACGCCTTGCAAACTTCCTGTGATTCCTCACAGGCTATCAATACTTTCATTTCATCCACCTCCGAAAACATCATCTAAATCATGGTCGTTATACATTCCTACAGGATGCTGCCCATAGTCATCATTCCAGCATTCCCCGTTGAACCATGTGCTTCCCATTTTGATATACTGCGGCTTGACCTTCTCCCGCTGGATATAGTTGATATATGCCTGTATGCCTTTCCTGATCGTCTCGACAGATACACCAACTTTGATTGCTCTTTTGTATGCGGTAAAGGCTTGTTTTTTGCCTTCTTTTCGTGGGTAGAGCGACCACAGCAATTCAAAGTCGGACGTATTATTATCTTTCTTATTAACTATATTATCATTACTTATATTATTAGTTAAACTTTGTTTAATACCCCCCGTTAAACTTTGTTTAATGCCATCATCAACTTTGTTTACTACCCCGTTAAACTTTGTTACACGGTATTCACAAAATTTAACATCATTCAATACCGTTTCCTTTTTTTCGATCAATCCCTTTTGCATGAGTGATTTCAGGTTCTTCATAACGCCCTGCTTCGTGCAATTCGTCCAGTCGGCAAGATACTGAAGGCTTCCTGTGTATGCCTGATTTTCAGCTTGTGAAAAACCGTAAATAATAGCATAGACGATCAAATCAGTTCCCTTGAGATTCAGATCGGTGACCATAAAGGATTGAATCACGATATAATTACCATCTTTGACCTTGCTCATATGCCCTCCTAAAGCAAAGATCCCACGGATACCGTATGCCGCCGGTATTCGCAGGATCGTTCAATCAGTAGTATTCATTTGTCCACCAGCAGCGGACGGCATTCCACTACTGATCTATTGCTCTCTTATTATACTACATAATACGGGAAAAGTCAAGCGGTTTATTTATCGTTCATACCTATTGCGTTTAGTAATTTGTTGCATTCAGCCGCAAATAGCTCATTGATGTTTTTTTTCACCGGATACTGGCGTCTGCGTTCAACGGAAAAAACAAAATCATGAAACGCATCACAAAACGAAGAAAATAAAATCTGTCTTACTTCTGCATTGTTTTTCCTTTGTTTTGTCATCAACACGACATTTCGATACACAAGTGCCGGAGAACATTCCCTTTCTTTTATTGGCAATCCTGTGTTTACAACAGTGAAAAATTCTTTAAGCACATACCCTGGCATCTTATCGTTTACGATCGAAAACAGGACTGCCGCTTGTATTATGGACTTTCTTGATATTGCCGTGGAAATGCCTGAATTGACAATGCGATACGCAAGTTCTAATTCATAGTCTAACTTTGCCGCAAAATTGACGATATCCATTTTCGTGAATGGCTGTGTCCCTTTTTGCTGATATAATACTTTTGACAAGACAAGAGATGCCACGCCCAAAGACGTGTTACTTGCCGTTCCGGGACGCAAATTGTTGGCAATAGCAATATCTTTGGCTGTTCTGGCCTTTCCGATATCAAATAAAGAAACATCGTTTGATATCCCCCTTATCACAGGCATACTAATGGCTACCCCACTTTTTACTATGGCCGCCAATCTGTGTTGTCCATTTAACAGGACGCCGTTTTCTGCGAATTGAATAGGCTCACCATTTTCTTCCCACTGCCCAGCCATCATGTCGTTTGCATATTGTGTGACTTTTGATGGTGAAAGCTTCCTATAATTATTTGTATTCTGTTCTAAATACTGTTTTGCTTTTTCTGGAGTAATAGTTTCTACAGTAATATTCATTTTTTATCCTCCTATGATATGTTTTATTTCTTAGCGAACGAATACCGGCAATAATGAACCGTATCACCGTACCGGTTGACGCTGTGTTCCGTCTCTTTCTTGATCTTTTCCCCTGCGGCGATCATCTCACCGATCCTCGTTGACAGCTTCGTGATCCCGAGGTCTGAAAATGCCTCCATTGGCGTGATGCTGCCCCAGTCGGAAATGTACTGTCTGATTCTTTCGTGCTGCGTCATCTTTTATTCCTCCGTTTTGATAAAATCAAGATCGTAAAACCGCTGTTCTTTGTGCATAAGCGGCACACTGTACACGATCAAATCCCAGTACCGCCCGCGCGGATCGTCCCGCCGTTCGACGAAATTTTCCTTCGGCTGGCATCCGGGGGAGAACCCCCGGAGCCGCATTCCGTAAACGTATTTCATGCTGTAGCCTCCATTCTTTCCACCTGTGACATTGAGAAGAAACAGGCCACTTTCCTGAACATCCGGCTTTTGTCGATCTCGTCACCGTTGTCGTCCGTTTCCGTCTTGCTGGCGTGTTTCCATATCTCGATCCGCGCAACGGCGTGTTCGCCCTTCTTGACCTTGAAACCAAGGCTTTTCCAATGCTGGAACGTGTGGATCATCTCCGGCTCGGGAATGACCTTTTCAAATTCGTTGCCGTCCTTATCCAGCATCTTGACGGTGATTGCTCTGCCTGTGGTCCCGATTTTGCCTTCAACCATAAGCTGATAGGCAGCTTCGTTGATGATAGCTGCATTTGTCATTGTTTTATCCTCCTAACTTCTGCCGGGGATTAACCGCCCCGGCTCGGTTTTTTTGTTTACATCATTTCATCTTTGAAGGTATCAAGTCTGAATTTGAAGTGGTCGATATATTCTTTTGCCCGTTCGACCTTCTTTTCCGCTGCCTCCGCTCTCGTTCTGAGTTGATCGGTAAATCCACGGTAAAACTCAAGGTCTTCTTCTTTCTCTGCCAGCTTTGCTTCGTATTCTTTCTTCTGATCCTCGATTGCCTTTCTCAATCTCATCTCCACCGCCCACTTGCCGGACTTTTTGTCTTTCAGCCATGCCTTGCAAAACTCGTCTTTGTCGCCATCAAACTCATAGTAGCTTTCTTCGATGAAGTGGTACTCTTCGTAGCTGACCTCGGTCTTGGTTCTCTCGTAAAACTCGCTGTACATCATTGTTTTGTTCCTCCATATCTCTTTTGATTACATGACCTATTATACACTATTATTTCCCGCTTGTCAACAGTTTTTTATAAAATCTTGAAACTTTTTAATCCTCCCGAATCATCCTTGCGATCTTGAACGCCGCTTCTCTTCCGGGGATCCGTTTTCCGTTCTCAATCTGCACGAGGTAGGATCGGTCAATCCCGATCAGCTCCGCAAGGGCTTTTTGTGATAATTCGTGTTTCTTGCGGTATTCGTATATTTGTTGTCCGATGGTGTTCATTTAATCGCCTCCAATCTTTTCCCCTTATACTGATAAATGTAATTGAGCACGGTGCCGGGTGAATCGTTTTCAAAATATTCAACAGCGTTCTGACCCGGAAATAGGATCTCAAGCCATTTTTCCAACGTGTGGACATCGCCGCAAAAACCAATACGAACATTGTCAACGAAGTTTTCGCCACGACACAGGTACAGCCTTTCTTTTGATGCTTTTCTCATTCCCAGCCCTCCGCTTCTTCATAATATTTGCACGATCTCAATTCACCGTGGTCTTCGTATTCGTCCCATTCGGGATCTGAAAAATACTCGGTTTTGGTGCATTCTTCATAGCCGACGCTGGGATCACGGAAACACCATTTGCAATTGATACAATTAGCCATTTGCCTGTCCCTCCCTGTAAATATGGAACAGCCGCCGCCATTCCTCTTTTGCCTCAAAAAAATCTTGTCCGTGGTGCTGAAGTTGAAGCAACTTGCGCTCCAGCTTCAGAAACTTTTCTTTGCTATCTGGCATTGCCAGTATGGTGCTGTATTTCATTTATATTCCTCCTCACAATTCTTTGACCAATTCCCACGCATCATTTTCCAGCATCGCCGTGGTGTCGAATTTCCATTGTTCGCAGCGGTAAATCCCATACGGGCCGTGTCTCCATGTCATTTCTTGATAACAGTACTTCCGGGTATTCACAAATCCGTTTGCAAGGATTTTCTGTTCAAACGCTTTTGTCATCTTTCTTTCCTCCTATTCTTGACCTCTCTGCATTTACGGGCTTGAGACCGTCTTCGGCTGCATTAGTCAGGCGGGAGATTTGCCGCTCCCGCTCGGCTTTGTTTTCTTTATCTTACAGCTTTGAGAACAAACAAATACCATTCGGATTTATGAAATGTTGCCGTTCCACCATCGGTGAAAATCAGTTGAAACACAGGTTCAGGTTTTTCACCATTGTAAATTGCTCCGTTAGTATCATATCCAATCACACCGTTGTAAATGATTTCCTCGTTTGTCTCTTTGTTCATAACCATAACTGTCATTGTGGTGTCCTCCGTATCTTTAATTTTCGTCTTTATTATACACTATCTTTTCCCGTTTGTCAACACTTTTTTATAAGAAATCAGACTTTTTTCAAAAAAAATTTCCTCCCAGCCGAAACCGGGAGGATTTTTCAAAGGTTTTCGATTTCTCGAATGATTCGCTTATGGAGCCGGGGCTGCGCCGATTGCAACAGCGTCATTAAATCATCCATGATTGCCATAACAGGCTGTGTTTCTTTTCCGTTCACAGCCTTGCCGAAATCCGTGTCAGAACCGTAGTCAATCACGCTTGATTCTACCACAGGCGGGGAGGCGTAGGAATAACCGCCGGGAATCATAGGCGGGGAATTCGTGGACGGGTAAAGCTCATTTTTAATGGTGTAAAATGCCGCCAGCTTCAGCGCGGTGCTGGACGAAGGATTCCGCTGTCCCTCGCACTCTTTGATTGCCGATTCAAGGTCTTGCAGCGTAATCAAGGGACAGCACCTCCGTTCATGCGTTTTCAATTTTCGTGATCAGCTTTTCGATCTCTTTTTTGATCTGCTCATTGGGAGCGGATTCCATCATGCTCTCAAGCATCTCGATCTGCTCATCGGCTGCACGGGAATAACCATCGCGGGAATATCTGCCCATGGAATCACGCCGGGCATTTCTGCCTCTCGCATAAGAACCGCCGCGATAATACCCACGATTATAATTGCCGCGATTGCCACGAGCATAACTTCCCATGTCGTCACGGTATTCAGCTGAATAGCCCTCATCTTCCAGCATTTCGATTTTGAGGATATTTTTCTTCAACTCTGTCAGCCTGTCGGCATATTCCACATCGGCCGCAGAAAGCCCTTTTTCGGCCTTGCTTTCCAGCTCTTCAAGCTCATTACAAGCCCATTCATACAGTTTGTGCATTGTATTTCCTCCTTCCTCAAGCGACACGTTCAACGCTTAATGAAGCGTACCGTCTCACGAAAATGGACGGTGTAGGCGTAACGGCTGCGTCATCCTCGGTTGCGTCTACATAAGCCGCAGACACGGACAGACAGCACCCACAGGGAACCGTGATCGTCGCCGTGGTGCTGATATGCCACACGTCCTCAACGGCCGCAGGCGTGACAATCGCCACGCTATCGGGAACCGTCACACCGTTGATCGTCAGGGCAAGCGCAATAGGTGTCACCGCGCCACCCGTCGGAATCGCCACGTTTGCCTCCGCTCTTACGTTGTACCGCGCCGCCTGATTTGCACCACTACGCAGATTAACAACCCCTGTCGTTACCGGGATAACACATCCCTTGTTGCACGGGATAGAAACGATATCAAACGGGATCGTGTTGTTTAGCGCAACATTCTGATCCGTGCTCGTTATATAATTTGCCATAGTGTCACCTCAGTTTGCGAAGCCGTTACCGCATCCGCACCCGTTGTTGTTGCAGGTGAAGATGGGAGTACGACCGTAAACGGGAGTGGAAGGTACAGGACAGTTGGACAGCCTGTTGTAGAGCTGGTCAACCTCATTGCTGAATCCCTGCTGAATGAACGCATTCTGCGCCGCCTGAGAAGCCGCCAAAGTCTGCATATTGATTTCCTGACGCAGTCTTGCGATTTCGTCGTTTTTGGCGTCGATCTTGTCCTGACACAGCTGGTCAAGAATTTTCTGCGTGGACGCGGTGTTGGCCGCGAGAACATCACGCAGAGCATCGGATACCGCCGCCCGGTCAGCGCAAGCTTCCGTCGCCACGGTGTAGCGCAGGTCCGCAATGCCGCTGTTGGTCGCCGTAAAACCGGCAGTGTTGGCGGTCTGCTCCGCAAAGCTGCGGTTCAGGTTGGCGATTTCGTTGCTGTAAAGCTGCTGGCTGATAGCGTTCTGCGCACCGTTGACAGCGTTTACAACATTATTGCCTGTCTGACACAGGTTTTGATTGATTCCGGCGATACCGAGCTGAACATCACCGAATCCACGGTTGACATCCGTCCGCAGGTCGCCAATCTGTGTGTTGAGATACTGGTCGCGGAATCCGTCGGAAATGTGCTGGCTGTTATTCAGCCACGGGTACAGGTAATCCAGCCCGAAGCCGCCGCCGAAGCCGCCCATCATCATAGGCCACATCATGCCGCCGCCAAAGCCGCCCATGCCCCAGCCGCCGCCGAACATGCAGAGCAGGAAGATAATGAGAAGGGCGCTCCAATCGCCGCCAAAGCCGCCGAAGCCGCCGTTGTTGCCGGTGGGCGATACTAACATAGTAGTACCAACGCCGCCGTTGTTTTCATCTGTGAGAGCCATGTTTAAGCCCCTTTCTATGTTATTTATACTCACCGTCTATGCGCACTTGACGGAGAATACCTTGACAATTGGGGCTGGATATGGTACGATATCATTTGCCATAGGATATGTATATATCCAGCCCGCCGTCTGATCTGTGCCAGCAGTCAGGCGGCATTTTTAAACTGGTCGATTTCGACCACTTTATTTTTTCCCGAACATCTGTGCAAACGCCGGGTTCTGCGTGATGTTATGCGCCATCTGCTGTAGCTGATTAAACTGTTGCTGGTTTAGTTTGCCGGTGTTCATAAGTTGCTGAACCGTTGCTTGCGGGTTCTTCAATGCGTCAGCCGGTAAACCCATCTGCTGGAGCATCTGACCGGGATTCTGCATAAAACCATTGAACCGGGACAAAAGCTGTCCGATACCCATGTTATTCATCGTCTTTTTTCTCCTTCTTTGCCGGTTTCTTTTGCATCGCGTCGACAGTCGCCTTGATTGCGTCAATTTCGGCGATAATCGCCCCTAAATCCGTTTTTAGCGCATAAACCGACATATCTATATCCTGTTTTTTTTCGTCCATTTTGGGGACGTTCTCGGCATCTTCTTTGACCAATCTGAACCGCTCAAATACAGGACGGTCAAGCTGGCTGAATCCCATCGTCTTTGTGTACACGAACGGCGCGGATTCGTTCTTGAAGGTCACGCTGTTTCCGGGAGCGACGGGATAGTTTCGCGCCTCGTCCTCTGACCGAACGGAGACAAGACCGCCGTTCTGTATCTGCTGGTTCTGCGGTTGCTGCATCTGCTGTTGCATATATGGATTAAAGTTCTGGTTATATGTTGGATAATACGGATAAGCCATCGTTATTCCTCCCTGTAAAAGTAAATCGGAACCTCGTTTCTGCTGTCCCAATTGTCGATCACGCACCCATCACGGACGCAAACGGCGTGAACCCCTGTTCCGAGAACAAACGCACCGCGCGGGTGATCATCGGCAAATTCTTCGACGGTGTAACAAGCTGGACAATAATTCGGAATTGCCTCGCGCTTAAAACCTAATGAGCGGAGATATTCTCCCCAAACATAATTTGACGACGGCATATCTTTCAGGACAAATCCCTGAAACGTCAGCCCTGTGTATGTCGTGTCCCAATCCTGCCCAGTCGCCGCGCATATTGCCCGAACAACACAATCCCCGACTTTTGCCCCGTATGGATTCGGATTGAAATAAACAAAATCAGCCATCAGACGAAGCACTCCGACAGCGTGACAGCAAGGTCAAAATCAATACCGTAACAAACAAAAAAAGAAATCATATCCAAAAGGATCACCGCCTTTCAGATATGATTTTAGCAAAAAACCGCCCTGCGCGAAACGATGCAGAGCGGCTTTATTTATGCTGTTTTTTCGCAAAATAAAAAAAGAAGTGCGCCGCCGGGAGAAAGTCTCAAAACCCAGCGGCGCGGAGGATAATGGCGAAAAACCTAATGGAGCATGTTTATTGTATCACGATTTTTGCAACTCGTCAAGCCATTTTGTGAAAATTTTGTTTTTGTACTTCGAAACAAGCGTCCACACCCAGCGTTCAGAACGGTCATGGCGTTTAGCAATCTCGGCATATGTTTCACCGTCAATCAGCCGTTCACGGAGAATCTCGCGGTACATTTTGTTGTGGACAAATTCGGCGATTACTCGCTCAATGTCGGAATTGGAATAATCGGTCATTTTTTTACCTTAATCCTTCCGGTGCCTCTGCACATATTACAGCGACGATACCCTGAGTTTCCTCCCGTTTTACGCTGCCGGGATTTTGTTGTTGTTGTCGTCGTTTTGATTTTCTGCCGCGCCGCCATAACAATCACCGCCCACAAAATTATTACTTCCGTCTCCGTCTGCTTGCTGCTCAACCTCTTGTGTTATTGTACTTGTCGATACAGTCTCAAACTGGCTTTCGTACACAAAAAATCCGATCCAGCTTGCCAACAGGAGGATAATCAGGATAATGTTGATAACAAACGACCGACGGTTGGCGATGTCCTGTCTTGCGGAAAGCTCTTCCATCGCATACCGGGACACCATTTCCGGCTGTTTGTTTTTGCAATTATCGCAATCCATAAATTAACCACCTACAAACACTTTTATTACAAGGGCAATTATACCACCTGCAATGGCCGCTGTCAACCAATTGTTGACCTTCTGCTGCGTCTCTATGATGGACAGCCGCTTGTCAAGATTATGGTGTTCGTTCTCTGCGGCTTTCATTTCCCGGTCGCAATCGTCCAGCTTTTTATACCGCAGGTCATAGTATTCGGTCAGCAGGGCTTTGTCTTTTTCGTCAATCATTTTCTGTTTCCTCCGGCTCAATGGGGTTATCCGTTTCCTCGTAAGTGTATTTCGACGGGTAACGGTCGATAGCCTCGCCGTACTCGTTTCCGGTTTCGACCTGCCGCACCGTGAACCCGGCGTCGGAGTAAAAGCGGATCAGTTTGTCGTTGCCATTATAAGGATATTCGGTCGCTAACATCAGACCACCTCCCAAACGATGTTAGTTAATGCGCTCCAGTTTGTCGCTGATTCCCAGCCGTTACCAGTTCCAAGCGTGGTGTCTGACAGCGCGGCGGGAATGCGGAGAACGCAGCCGTAAGTTGATTGCCCCCATGCAGTTGATGTGTTATATAATGCAGGGATTGATGTTGCTTTTGAAAAATCATACAATTCCGTTTGGCATCTGAAAAATGTACTGTGCGGGATGCTTGTTAAATTACCAGAAAAATATACGCGCTTTAATTTGTCGCACGTGTCAAAAACACTAACGCCTGTAAAAGTAACGCTATTTGATAAAAAGCGCACTTCTTCTAACGAATGACAAGTGTTAAAACAGCCAACTGCGATTTGATTAACACTTTGCGGAACGATGAACGTAATAATCTTATTGTTGTTTGCAAATGCCCTATCTCCAAACGATGATGCCGCAGGTAGTTCAATTGTTTCTATTTTTTGGAACATATTAAGCTGTGTAGTCGTTGGTGTTAACGCTCTATTACAATAATCAGCCGGAACAGTTGTCCACGTTCCAACAAACCTCGCGCTGTGTGGATACCCGTCAGAATCATAGTCCTCAAACACCAAGCCCTTCGCCGGGAGCGTATTCACCGTGATTTCCGCATCGGCATACTCGCTCACGTCCTCTGTCGTTGTACCGTTTGCCGTGATGTTGATCTGCTTTGTCCCGCTCGGCACAGGAACAGCAACGTCAACGGAGGCGTAATTCGTCACGTCCTCGGTGCCATTCTGCGTAATGACCTTTGTCCCGGTCGGGAACACCCCCTGCGGCACGTTCACGTTTGCGGTGGCTTTCCCGGAAACAGATACCTGTCCATTCTGCGTGATGTCAACACTTCCGGTCGGCACAACGTACTCCGGCGGGATGGGGTTCACCGTGACCGTATCCAGCCCGTCATAACCCGCATCCGCTTCAATCGTCTGCGTCTGCTCGGTCGGCGTGATGGTTTTGTTCTGCAAATCAACATCAACGTCAACAATCGCCGTCCCGATCCTGCCTACATCATAGGTTCCGTTTTCGGTAAAGGTCTCGCTTTCAGTCGGTTCGGGCATCCCTTCTACGGTAACCTTGGACAGGGCATAGCCCTTGTCAGGCGTGACCGTTTTTGCTTCCCAACCGGGAACAACGGTTTTCTCCTGCGTCGGCTGGTAGCGTTTTTCCTCCACATGAACGCTAATCTGTAACGGTTCGCTCATATTGACCACCTCTTCAAAATGTTGTCTTCCACCGTGACCGTCCCGCAGTCCACCTTCCGTCTGTCGCCGTCACGGTCGATCCAGTTCATCGCCAGTTCAGCCGTTCCGTTTTTCAGCCTGCCGGACAGCACCGGGGGAAAGTGCGCGGTGACAACATTCCCGTCAAGCACCGCGCCTTCCGTATCAATGACGGTGGCGTTCTGTTTCAGCGTGACGTGTATTTTCTCCGCGTCGCTCATGTCCTCGCCGGTTACGGTGATCTCCAGCCAAATGTCAGTAAATGCAGCCGCCATTGTTATTCCTCCGTCACTTGATCTCGGTCACTTTGCCGTAAAACTTATGTTCTGCCAGCAGATTGACAAGGTAATCCGCGTTCTTTTTGGTCAGCGGGGAGATGGTCAAAGTGTACCGTCTGCCGTCATCCACCACGGGCTTTGTGTAGCCATTAAGACCCGCCGCCTTGATCTGCGCGGGGAAGTCTTGATAGCAGAGATTCATATCAACGCGTCCGCTGATCCCGGCGACCGAACCAGCATCCGAATACTGCCACATGGCATACGCCCCGGAATAGTCCGTCTTGGCCGCCCAGTGCGCCAGCCAAAACGTGAACCTGGACAGCTTGTTCATATCAAGATAGATGTTCGCCCAACTCTTTGCTGTATAAAACCCGGTGAAATACCCCGCTTTTTCCACGGTCTCGCACCACTTATACACAATGTTGGTCAGCTTGGTTTTCCCGAGCGACGGCATATTGGTGGGGCTGTGCGTTTCCTCCACGTCCATGTAAACGGGGAGGTCAAACTGTTTCCCTTTCAGCAGCGACAGGAAATAGTTTGCCTCTTTGACGGCGAAATCCTCGCTCATCGCGCCGCTGTAATAATACGCGCCGACGTTAAGACCGGCGGCTTTTGCCTTTTTATAGTTTGTTTCAAAATTGGCGTCTTTGTTCAGCGAATGGGATGCGCCGTAGCCGGTAACACCGGCCTTAATGATCACGCCAGTAATGCCGGACGCTTTTACTTTTGCAAAATCAATCGTGCCGTTCCAGCGAGATACATCGATAACCTTAGTTGCCATGTCACATTACCTCCTCGTCATGATAGACGATCTGACAGCCGTCAGCCGTGCAGCCGTTCGCAGACCCGTCCTCGATGTCATAATGGTATGTCGTCTCTTCCGCGCCGTGACCGCCGTCCGCGATCCCCTCACCGATGATATAGCCGATCAGCGACCCAGCAGACATAATGACCGCCGTCAGTTTCTCCGGAGACTTGTCCTCGCTGGTGACAAAGATGATGATGCCGGTGACAAATCCGGCGACCGCCGCCCAAAATTTGCGGCTTGTCAGTTTGCGCTTCCAATCAATCATGATTGTGCCTCCTTTGTAATGTTTAATAGGCCCTTAAGTACGTCAGACTGGTACTTGTCCGGGACGCTAACGCCGTATGTGATTTCGTCCAGCTCATCCAGCATTTCAATGTTCTCGATGTACGCCTTCAGCGAATTGAAATATGTGGTATGATAGGTTTTGTGCGCGTTTGCAGCCGCAACCACAGCAAGAAATTCCTCCTGTGAATAATACCGGCACGGCTCGTCGTCCCCATGGTACGGAATCTGCTGTGCGCCTTGCTCAATCGCGTCCTGTAACGCTAAGATGTTAAGCTGATCCGTCAGCTCCATAGAATAATGGTGCGTCACTCCGTTATAAGTTACGTCAACCCCTTGAATGATCGCCGCCTCGCAAGCACGGCGCATTTCGTCAATTTTGGCCGATTTCGCGTATTCGGCTGTCAGACGCAACGCTTCGTCCACCACAGGTGCAGGCTCTTCCCCTGTTACGGGGTGGAGCCTGCTGTACAGGTCGGTGTATTCTTCCTCGGTGATTGCCTCTACGCGGACAATACCTTCTTCCCCCGGCAGAGGGGGAGCACCTTCAATGCGCCAAAGGTGCGCCCCTTCCTCCGTCAAAATGCCATCAGGTCGTTCATTCCCGCGTCGATATCGAACAGACCCATTATCAAGGACAACGTATATCAATTCTGCAGCAACGTCAACAATAACGCTGCCTGATATAAGTTTGTACATATCATTGCCTCCTTAGATACAAAATCCGAATAGAACATACCATAATCCGGCAACGCCGTTCGTGCTCCAAATTGCGCCAGCGCCGCTTTCGATGTCTGCTATGGCATTGTTTGTGTTTGAAGTCAAAGCACGAGTACGAAGCCAGTACGTCGCCATGTCGCCGTTCGTGTTTTTCGCAAGCCTGTTCGTACCGGTTGTGAATTCATCATACGTCCCGTTGTTGTCACTTTCATAGGTTTCCTTGTAATAGGCAGCGTTGCTCGGTGTCATTTCTCCTCGCGCAGGGACAAACAAACGGTCAATCGATACGTAATCAACATGTAAATCGCTCGATTCAGTTGCGCTGGCCGGACCGCTGTTGGAAAATTTAAGCACCGGCGCAATGGCGGCACGCAAATCAAAAGGAAGACAGTTCCAGATTGTCTGCTCGTATTCAACAGTTGTAGAGTGATCGCCGCTTCCTGTCAATATTTTACGGACAATAGAATTCGGCCATGCTATTCTACGGGCGGTATCTGTCTGAAACGGTGTCCTGAATGCCATTGTCCGCGATGCGAGAAATGTGACGGAATTTGTCCGGCTTGCCTGTCTGCGATACCCGCTGATAGCGGACTCAATCACATCCTGATCGGTGGAGGTCGTAAACCGGAGATAATCAGTAAGAGTTGACTGATCCGCATTTTTGATCTCGCCGGATACTTTATAGTCGTGATTGGTAGCGCACGGGAAGAAGTAGATGGTATCCGTTCTGTCAGTGACAAAATAGTCGGCGTCTCCGCGATGATAATCTTTATACGGGGACCATCTTGTACCCAACGTGCCGGCTCTGTCTTCATACACCGTGTAACTCACCGTAACGCCCTTTGCGTTTGCTGTGTTCACAGGAGTTCTGTCTATGGCTCCTGGATATGTGGGGGAAAACCACTCTATACCGTTAGCTACCCATTTACTGACCTTGTTCCTAACTACTAAAGATCCATTCTCGACAATCGCTTTGATTTCCGCCCACGAACACTCATTCAGGCTCTTGTACTGCGTCGGAACAGCAACCGTCTCGAATTGCGCTTTAGCGTCGATGTTTCCGTGCACGGTAAACGTATCCGTTATTGTGGAACCACCATCTGCACTAAATCCAACACACAATTTGGTATCCTTCAGCGGATAGGGAGGTTTCCCCGCTGCAACTGCCGCCTCGTCGCTGTACTGCACTGTGACATCGTAATCCGCGTCAACGTGGTAAATCTCCTCGTCTCCATTGAAAAACGTTACGCGATAAGTACGAACTGTATCTACATAATCAGCATATATGTCAACGTCTTTCTTGATGTTCGTCAGGTTCCCGCGCCAACCGGAGAACGCATAGGTATAATGCGCGTCTGCTGCCTTGGTCGGTGTTCCATATCCTGCATTCACCGGGTCGGTGGCGTTTCCACCGTCCAGCACGTATTCTTTGGCAAATACTTCGGTTTCGTTGTAGAACGTAACAAGGTGAAGCGCCGAACCGCCGCCTCCTTTAATGGTAAGCCCGTTGCCAAACTTTTTCTGAAGGATCGCCTTGTCAGTATTGCTGATATTGGTGAACGTCACCGTGCCTGTGATGATCGGGTCTGATGTGCCATCGTCCACACCGTCAGCGGTGATGCCGTGGATATCAGAAGTCGCAATCCTCATCAGGGTGGATGCGTCAGTCCATTGCAGATCAACGCCAGTCAACCTGATGTTTGTCAGCGAAAAAGCATTGTCAAGGATATTCTCCAGCGGGAACCCGACGCTGTCTTCAACCCGCAAAGACTGCAAATTTGAATAACCTGTAAGTGTAAACGTCTCCACATTTTTCAGATCGATTGCGGATATGGAACGAATCTGATCGCCAAGCATCGCCGTCTGCAATTGACAACCACGCGCAAAGATCACAGCCGTTGCGTTAGTATTTTGCAGCAGCAACTCCTTTAGCCACACGTTGTCTGTCAAATCGACCGCTGTGCTTACGAGCTTTGTCTGCCCGCGCATATCAATGATTTCTGCCATTTTCACGGTAGCGGGGGCAACAGAAAGCTCATAAGTGCTCTTGTAGTCCGCGTCGCCGAGTAACAAGGTCGTCAGCTTCGGTACTGACGGAGCCGTGAAGTTGGTGGGATACAACCAAGCGACAGTTGACAGTTTCAAGATATTAGATGCTGAATAAATATAAGTCGCCGCGCTCGTCGGCACAGTGCCTTTCGGGTCACTCAACGTGACGCTGTCCCCTCTGCCTACGCGTTTTCTCATCCACTCTGCCGACCCGTCACGGTTGACACAAGCATACATATCAGCATAAGGAGTGATTGTCAATTCCGGACGATAATTCGCGCCGCTGTTGGAACGGATGTTGATGTAGTCGCCCTGCGCTTTGCTGGAGTTGTATTTAGACGACATATAGATCTGTTGATACCGGAGGAACTGCTCCCTCTGCTCACGTTTCTCGCCGTTAAGCATTTTAGTCAGATAGTTCTCCGTTCTGACCCGCCTGTAAGGATCGTCATATACGGCGCGGTAACTGTCTATCATCAGCGCTTCCGGTCTGATTCTCTGGTAACGGTTGAATTTGTCAATGATACGCTTCGCATCAAACAGGTAAGTGTCGTTGGCTTTATAGATCGTTTCCAGTCTCGGCGCAAAACACTCGCGCAGGTTTGCCCACAACACGCTTTCCGTCTCATAACTGTGCGGCGTATCATACACCCACTCATCACTGAGCCGTCCGGTATTTTCTGTCGTCGGATGGTCTTCTAACCCATACGTCAGGCGCAAGTCGCCCAAGTTATCAATCCCCAACACAGAGTCTGCATCATAGAATTTAGAAAAATTCCACCTCCAATTTCCGTTAGCATCCGGTTCGTAAGAACAAAACGTATTTTTCGCACGCTGGTCAACGGACAGCATGAACTCTGTGAAGAGATAGTAGTAGATCAACCCGTCAACGTCGAAATAATCCTTCAGTTCATTTGTAAATTTAGCTTTGCGATAAGCCTTGTGGCCTTCTTTAGTATCTTCATATCTTACGCCATAGTATACTTTGGGCAGCCCATCGTTTTTGAATGAATCATCGTCTGCATAGCGATCCGTTAACCAGACCCATTCGTGCATCTTAATGAAACTGTTCTTTGCCGCTTTCAGCCGTTCCTCATCTTTGGGGGCGTAACGGAAACCGAAATGAGACGATTTATCAGCGGGTTGGTCGTCTTCGTCCCACCATTCATTTTTAAAATCGTGTGTCTTGAACAAGCAGCGCGTCAAATTGTTTTCCAAAAACTCAACGCACACCTGAACGTGATCTTCGTCGCCATACTCTTTGTCGTCCTGCCCGAAAACTTCTTTATTTTTTTTGGAATTGTTCATATCACCGGCGAAATATAAAACGGTGTCATGGGCAGAAACGCTGCGCCCGGTTTTCTTTACATCGCTCGCCGAATGTCCAAGCACTAATGTATCCTCACCGGTGTTCGTTATGAACACTACACAAGGATGCCCTTCAACGGAATCACGCACTTTCGGATTGACCGACTTTGCCTTCGATACTAAAGGATTGAAACTGTTGAACAAATCCGCCATGCAGACATTGTTCGCGTTTTCAGAAGAGGCGACATTGGCTTTCAAATTGAAATACTTGACAGGAATCGAGTCTGCGGTCATCGCATAACCATTCGGCAACTCCTGATTGGAAGTCCGCTTCATAGTTGTCTCTGTCATGTCAATATCAAGGTTAGCTGCGGCGTCAACGTACTTTGTGGATGTCGTACCTTGTATTACATACTTAGCGCCGACCGCCTCCCATGCTTCAGAAGCGTCCAGCCCTTTGTAGTGACGAACAGTGCAAGGCACAGCGTCCGTTTTTTCTTTCCCTGCTGGGAAGTCAGCCGTTTCAATGACGATGATATGCAAATCCGGCGCAGCTTCACGCAGAGAATCAATGTCGATATCGCTTCCGACGGCGATGCCTTTACCGGAATAAATACGGTTGCGGTTGTACCTGTTCAGCAACTCATCGCTGTCTACGCAGTCAAGAATGTAGTTGGTGAGCATTTCGTTGTCGGTCAAGCCGGAATTATACATCTTGAACCGATACAGCCACACGTCGCAGTCGTCAGAGCCGATCGTGAACTTATCCTCTGTCCGGTGTACAAACGACGAACTGTTTCCCCAAAGGTTAGCTTTTGCGGGCACCCCGCCCATCCAGAATTTGTAGATTTTGCCGTACTCATCGTCGGAAATATTCAGCCCCATTTCGATGATAGAGTCCTCGCAATACTGCACTGTGATGGGGTTTCCTCCTGCCGAGAATGTCGCGTCGTGCAGTTTCAGCAGCAAACCGACGCCATCGTTGTAAGAGTGCCCGATTGTCGCGTCGTAATTAACGGAGTTCCGGCCGCTGAACTGCATCGAAATACATTTTCCGTTTGTATTTGTCGCGTCCGCTTCTTTGAATAGACCTCTGTCAAACGTAATATAAGTGCCGCGCCTAATGACTAACGCCGTCGCCCCGTTCGCATCCTGCTGGAATCCTCCGTTGACCCAATCAAAATTATCAGAAAACGTAAACGGATGATTATCGCCATTTCCGTCAATGTAGCCGAATTGATCCCGCCCAGTTTCCTGATTGCTGTGCCCGTTCGGGTCAACATCCATAATCAGGTTATCCGTCACGGGACGTAATGTGGTGCTCTCCGTCACAGACAGCGATATCGTCTCTTCCGCGCTTCCACATTTCAGCTTCAGAGTATAATTACCTTCCGCTGTGCATTTATAGCGCCACGTTTGCATCGTCTTGTCAACGCTTTCCTCGGTCAGCAACTGGAACGTTGACCCGGACACGTCATCATTCCTAACAAGTTTTTGTACTGTGAGCGTGTTGTCTGCACCGGCGGCCATCCAGTTGATAGCTACTGTGTCATACT